GAAGCAGCAGCTATTGTTAGTACTTTTTTAAGCATTATTAAAAAGAATAAAGCTCAATAATAATTGTTTTTATATTAAATTCAATAATTATTGGTCAGTTATTACACAGCCATAACAATAAGTAATAAGGGTTTATAAAGTTAAGCAGTTTGCTCAACATGTTCTACAAGTTCCTTAAGAGTTTTTATAGCACCCTGATCTTCAATTAAAGGTTGTTGTAAAGTTCTTAATTGTTCTTGTAATTTTGCTATCTGCTGCTCAATCTGTTGTGCTTGAGCAACATTAGTATTGAAGCGTTCTTGCACTTCGTTTAGTTTTTCTTCTGGTGTGGGCATAATAAATTAATTTATTTTGATTATACTAAGCAGCTTCAAGAGCTTCAACTTTAGTCTCCAATGTTTCAATTTTTACTATTGATTCTTGTAAAGCAGCAGTAAGTAAAGGAACAAGTTTTGACTGATCAATTTGCTGATATATTGGATCGCCTACCTCTCCGTCTGGTGCATCTCCAGAATCTATCATTGATTGTGTTATAACTGAATCTTTTTCTTCAGTAACAGCCTCTGGAACTGCTGTAACTTCATGTGCAAAAAAACCGTCAACTGTTTGATCTGGATTATCTTTAAAATTAAATCTATATGGTTTAAGAGTTTTCAATCTTGTAATTGCGTCAATAATTGCTGTTACATTTTCTTTTAATCTGTAGTCAGAACTCGTATTGTATTGTGTTGCACTACTAGTTGCTTGTACTGAACCAACAGTTGTTCCGTCAGCGTTTCTAATGGTAATCATAGTTCCAAGTGTACTTCCTGAAGCTCTTCCATTTCTTAATGTCAAACATGTTTTGTTAGTATTACTATTTTTATGAATGGTTGCAACATGATCATTATTTTTTAAAAGTAAGCGAGTTTCACTATGTTCAGCAGCAGTTGCACCTATCATAAGCAGACCATCACTTGATAATCTCATGCGTTCAGTACCACCATTTTGAAAAATTGTATTTCCACCTACTTGCTGAAAATTTAAATTAGTGCTACCAGTATTTCCTAATGTAATCTGTGCTGTACCATCATCAGTATTTTGAACTTTAAGTATCGTTGTCCCAGATCCTTCAACACATAATTTCTGATCAGGGTCAGTATCACCTATGCCTACATTTCCGGCAGAGTTAATGACTAATTTCTCAGTCATTCCGGTAGAAGTATCTGTCCAAAACTCTAATCTGCTGTTACCACTAGCATCTTCAGCCTGAGAAACTATTGCACTATCAGCAGCAGTGCTTGTTGTAGAAGTTGAAAATTGTAATGATGCCTGAGTAGTATTTCCTGAAGTATTTGTATTTAAAAGCCTCATTATGGCATCTGAAGCATTTACAAATGCATCTGAGGTACTTCTTTCTACTTCAAATTTGATTCCATTAGTAGCAGGAGTACCACCTATCCTAATAGCATCTGCACTTGCATCTAAATGAAATAAATTTGCATCTGTATCACCTTCAATCCTAAAATCTACATCAGCACCACCTTCATTAAATATTGTTGCTGCTCCTAGCTCCATTCTTTCAACACCACCGGTTGTGAAATTTAAAGTATCAGCAGCAGAACTAAACAAGCCTGTGTTTGTGTCGTCATCAAAAAATAATGAAGGACTAGAAACTGTACCGTCTGGTAAAGGCAAAGTTCCATCAAATTTTCTTAAATTAACAAAAGCGTTATTTGCAGCGTTTCTAAGTTGCAACTTTGAAGTGCGAATGTTGTAGAGGGTGCAGATGAACCAGAATTATTACTTGCTATTGCCTGTAAAACGCCATTGATGTCGGCTCTGACATTTGCTCCTGTGGAGTTGTCTATAACATAATCGTGCTGTGCCATTTCCTAATCCAAAATTTTCTCTAAGTATATCCTAAACCACTATTAACTACCACGCCCAAAGCCAGTAGCAGCATATTTAAAGTTTCTGTTTACATGACTAGATCCATTTTTTATATCTATATCAAAACCTGTGCCAGTGATATTTGACAAAGTAAAGAAATCACCAGATGAAGCATTTTCTATAGTTATTCCTATTGAAGGTAAAACAGAATTAACACCTACACTTGTGCCTCCCTGACCTGTAAAAAAACTATCTGTAAAAGTAACTGATTTTGTAGAAGTTCCGCTTGCTATAAAACCACCAGTTGAGGCTGCTGCATTGCCAAGACTTGTCTCTGTTCTACTATCCAATTCAGCAAAATATCCTAGTTGGTCTATTTCAATTGATTGTGCGGGGTCAGTCGATAATAAATCGCATTTAAATTTAAATCCTCTTCCTATATATGTGCCGTTTACAAACTTTTGATATGGTTCAAACTCTGCTGAATATGTGCAGTTTCCGCTTGTATTTAAAGAAGTTGCAGATGTTAAAGTATAAGTGTTTGCATTTGGTACAGATTGAATAATATAGTCACCATCAACACCAGTTCCAGAAGTAAAATCTAAAGTTACAAGACTCCCGACACTATAACCATGAGATGTTTTAGTGATCGTAATTGTTGTGCCTGCCCCACCAGAACCATTATTAATTGTATATGTGGCTGAAACTGATAAATCAGGGTCAGAATCGCTTACAGCGACTGATAAGGTGGCGTTAACTCCTGTACTTGTGGCTCCGTCAAAATCTGTCCAAGTATCGACATTTGCAGTCCTTTTATCAATTAGGTCATTAGGTAAAAAACCCTGCGTTACAAAATGCCTACGAAGTTTTAGAGGTTGTTTCCCTCCTAGATCAAGAGTATTTGCAAAAAAATATTGACCACCTGTTAAAAAATCTACATTACCAAGGAAATCAAAATCTGCTATCGCATCAAAATCTGTCACATCATCAATTAAATCTGTAGATCCTAAAACAAGCCCATTTACTTCATCAGAGAAAAAACAATCGTCTCTTACACCTTGAAAAGGTGGGCTGTCCAAATCTTCCCTATCTTCAAGAATTGTAAGTTTAGGAAAAATATCAGGTTTGGTATTTATATTTTTTATTGATGCTGCATTTGCACTTAATCGTCCTCCGTCATCCCTAAATGCAAGCAGATAAGTACCATTTACAATATTTGGCACAATTGACTCGCTTATATTTCCAGAAAGTTCAGGAATAACATCAATAGCATTTGTAAAAGTTGCTCCTGTAGTCAGGTTAGAGCTACGAATCACTACGTTTCCACCATGCACCACATCAACCGAAGTTGATTTATCAAAACGTAGTCGTACAAACTGATCTGATAAAGGTTCAATCTGCACATTCTGTACATCATCAGGTAAAGCGGTTTTACCAACAGTTGTGAATGTTGTTGTTGCTGGGTTTGTGCTTGGTTTACCTAATGCGTTATAACTAAAAACTCTTACTTCATAAGTACCCTCTAGGGTTTCAAAGATTGTAAAATCTGATCTTGTAATACGCCTTGATATAAAGTTTTCATTTTGGAATCTATATTGAACCATGTATTCAGTGACACCATTTACAGGTTGCCATTGAATAAATAATTTACTTACAGCCCTATTATTTAAGACAACGATTTGTTCTGTTCCCTGTAAACTGCTTGGTGCTTCTTTAAGTGCAGTTAGAGTTGTAATTGTTCTTGTTGGTAATGCAGAGCCATCTTCTACAAAAGCATATTTATCAGGATCATGTACGACAGCAACTATTTGATAATTTAATAATTGTTGCTCTGTGACAGATACAACTCTAAAAGTTTGAAGCTCAACAGATGTATTTTCTATCACCCAAACGCTGTTTGCTTGTGGCACTGAACTAAATGCAGAATCGACAGTTATGGTTGCACCTGATACACTGCTGATACTCTTAGTTTCTAAAGAGCCGTCAGATAAGATTACAGATAAAGTTGCTGAACCTGTAGATGCTAAATCTGTATTATTTTGATCATCAACAACAATCTGTGTTGTAGAAACTCCTGTTTTTATACGTCCTCCTCTTCTTACTCCTGCCCTCATAGGGTCTGCAATATTAATAACAGTGCCTACCCTGACTATTGTTCCGCTTTCAAGTGATGCTGTAAATGTTACTGTTTCCGCTTCATTGTTTTGTGTATATAAAAACCAACGTGCAAGCCTTGCAGCTTGGCCTCTTGATGTACAAGCAAATCCATTTAAATTCTTTGTCACTATGCCATATTTTGCTTGCAATGCTGTATCTTCTACAGTCTCATAATCAACCTCTTGAGTCTCATTATCAAAATAGGAAACATTTACAACAGTAAATTTAGTATCTTTACTTGCACTTGAATAAGAAAAACCAGCTTCAGAAACATTACTTAAATTGTAGATATAACTTGCATCTGTAGGTTTATCACAGCTAATATTTACTGCCCCTGCTGAATAAAAAGGCATTGCTCTCATAACAGAGGCAAGATTATTAATGGTATCGTATGCGGCACGTTGGCTGTTTAAAACTACATTTGCTGAGAATCTGGCCTCCGTATTTCCAGTGCCAGTTCCATCATCTACTTGCTCACTTGCATATTGACTTGCAGAGAAAAAACTAAAAACATCTAAAGATGATTCTGCAATATGATCTCCAAAACCTTTAGAAGTAGTTAACAAATCATACAAAATCCAAGCTGGATCATTTGACCATTCTTTATCTGTTTTAAAAGTTCCGTTAAATGTACCGCTATAGCTAATAGAACCATCAGCCCTTACTGTTCCATTATGAGGTATTTTTATCCTTGTTCCCTTGATCCTGAACATACGATTAGGTTGATTCGGAAAGGTTTCAGCGTCAAAACGTAAAGCTACATGAGCAAAATTTGCATAAGCTCTTGATTCATTAATTATTTCTGTAAAAGATGACCACTGAAAACTATTTTGTAAAGTTGTTTCCGTACTGTCTGCTGTGACTCTGTTTACTCTTATTACAACAGGGAAAGAAGTAGAAGATTTAAGCTTAATTTTGTAATCACGAAAATATGTACTTGCAGTTCTGCCTTTTACTGTGTCTGTAATAACAGTTTTTGTTGTTCCATCATTTTCAATAGTTTGAATCGTCAGTTTTACTTTTGCACCATTTATATCTCCGTTATCCTCAAACTTTTGCATTGACGGAAAACCAAGAGTAACTCTTACAGCATCAATATTTGTGTTTGTTATCTGTCTTGAAACAGGAGTATCTTTTGTAACTGTTACACCCACGCTAGTTTCTGATTCTGTCTCTGATATACCAGATATTGCTGTTTGATTTGAGGTGCCAAATCTAGGCTCAAAAGTTATATTCTGAAAATTAAAATCTTCATCATTTGGACTTGTGCCTGCTGCTTGTTGTAAAACCTGAGTTCCGTTAAGAAAGACATCTTTTAAAGCTGAAGTGTTATATTCCGTTGAACCCTTGCTACCTGTAGCACTTGGAAAGCCCTCAATCTCTCCTGACCCTAATAATTCAATTAGCGTTTGAAATTGCTTTGATTGAAGAGCATCTTTAGGTAAATTAGGTTTGACTGTTCCCGCTTCTATGAGTTTAGCTTTATGAAAAGCAGAAATATTACCTATTCCCATTAATTTTCTCCTTCTACTTGTACTGTATCAATACCAGAACTGATTACAACTGACCCTGTGAAAACTTCTCCATATATTATCGGAATTGGAACACCAGCCTGAGATACATTAGAAATTGACCCAAAACCAAAAGACTGAAAGGTAGGGTCATTCTGTGAAAAGCTATCAGCCATAACACCAGTTGGAATCTCTGGTTGTGGCATTAGAAGTTTTGTTGCTTCGTTAATTAACATATTTGTACCAATAGCTGTTAAAGCAGTTGAAACTGTTGTTGCTAGCAATGTGCTTCCTAAAATAGCACCACCAGCAACAGCAGACCCACCAGCTATTGCTCCAATACCCAAAATAAGTGGCCCTGAACCTGTTGCTATTGGAATAATTTTTATATCTTCATCGCTTTGTAAACTTAACAAATCCTCTGTAATATCCATCCCGCCCATTTTTATTTTATATATCTGATTCATCATGTGATTTTCCACCTCTGGAAAGTTTGCAATTAAAAAATGAAATGCCTGTTTTGGACTTGTAACAGCAGCTTCAAAATAAGACTGCCTGAGAAACTTTCTTAATCTGCCATAAACTTTTATTTTTTTAAGCTTCATATCTATAGACCTTTTTTGTGGCTTTTATATATTTTAAATCATAAAATTCTCTACAACTTAAATATCTGATGTTGTGATGCAATATTGTTTGATCGCCAATATATAATCCTACATGAGTTAACTTTTGATCTGAGTCTGCCATCAACAAAACATCATCATTAATAATATTTTCTTTTGAAACTTCTTTAAAACCAGAACCAATTAAAACTTTTTCAAAATATGGATTTTTACAAAAGTCTTTTAATGATTTTGGTCTTTTCCAAAATTTTAATTTAATTTGTTTTTTTTCTAAAAAATAATCTGTTATTAAACTCCAACAGTCATGCTTGCCCCAAATCCATGTGCGGCCATATAAACCAGATGTATAACCAGATGGCTCAAAATCAATCCAATTTTTTTGCTCAACACTATAAATATAAAAAGGTAAGCCAAGATGTTCACATGATGCCTTGTCTGCTTCAGATGGCAAAGCAGAGCCATAAGGGTGTGAATGAATTATGGCAATAAGTTCTCCTTCATCTTCACAGTCTGCCCAATTGTCTGGATCTATAACAAAAAATTCATCTGGTGACTCTGAAAGGTTTTTACAAGGCCAATAAGTTTCTTTGCCTTTGATAATAGCCAACAAGCCACAAGATTCTTTAGGAGCTTGTTTCTCTGCATGAATAGCAGCTTGTTCTTTCCAAATCATGTGTTTACAAAAGTACCAACAGAGGGGAAATCTTTTCTAGTTACTTGTAATTTAGGGCAACGAATATTATTTAAATCAAGAACACTAGCTAATTCAAATTGAACGATTTCTCTATTTTCTATGACTTTTCTATCAATAAAATATATCTCCTGTGGTAATTCTGTTGTGCTTGATGGAGTGCCAAATGGGTTTTGATTTGATGGGAAGTTAGCAGCATCTAAAAATTGTGCCATTGTTCTATGTCTTATAAATTTAGCTCCTTGCAAGTCATTGAATGGTGTTGTAGCGTTTACTGTTGCCATTAATGCTGTAATAGTACCAAGAATATTGGATACAGTTAAAGTTGGTCTTGGCAATGTTCCTTTTCCTGTGTATTCAAAACCTTCAGCAATGACTGGAAACTTATCATATGTGTTGCCCTGCCATATTATTGAAGCGTTACTGTTCATGCCTACACCAGAATGAAAACGACTTACATTTGTTGAACCATGCAATGCAGAAACAAGAGTTATTGAATACAACTCTATTATTGATTTATTGGATAAAGATTGTAATTCTGCGGTAGGTATTGCCATTATGGTTCAAATACCTCCTCAAATGTTGTTGAAATTATTGACCTGTTATTGTACGGAATTTGTTTTGACCAAGATTTACAGATAAATTTACCAGCACCAGATAAAGTCACAGAAACATTACCTGAGTTTGTAGCACTTGCAGCAGCCGTAACTGTAAAAGTATTATCATCAGCCGTTGTTACTACTGCAAAAGAACCATCAACAGCAGAGCCAGATGTATAGTCAATCGTTACGACATCACCGATAGCAAGACCATGATTAGAAATTGTGATTGTCACAGTTGCAGATGATGATTGAGAATAAGTTCCTGTTTTTGTAAACCCTTCGGCTGGTGGGGTGAAGTCAAAACTTGCTTGATCGAAAACCCTTGCTCTAAGAAATGCTTCAAGTATGTCTGATTGCTCTTCAGACACTACAAAAGTAAGATCATATACTTTTGGATCTTGTGTTAAAGGTAGGCCAAATAAAGCTCTAAACTGGTAGCCATCACCTAAAGCTATTGTTCTTAACTTTGGTGAACTTGTTTTTCTAAAGCCAGAATATGTTGGCTGGATTGATGGAAAAGTTGCCATTACCTACTTAATAAA